TGCACTGTCAATACTGCGTCCACAAAATGACCCCCACCCCCTAGGCAAATTTTGCCGTCTTAGACCCACCCTAGTTATACAGAAACACCCCCCTTGTCTTTTTGATTTCTAAGCCCCCGGGGGGTATATTATTTTTGTGGGGGCGCCTCTTTGACGATGGAGGTTTTCCAAGTCCCCCACATCTTTATTTTGTGTGTTACAGTTCGGAACAAATGAGGCCACAAACCGCTTTCATACATGCCGACAATCCAAATTACTCCGGATAACGCTGTCCCATTGCCGGACGCGGAGATTGACGACGCACCTGCCACGGTGCGCGAAGCGGTAGAGGTTTCCTCAACGACAGCCATGGTTTTACAAGAACTCGGCATGGGCTTTGACATGACCGCCGAGGACGAAAAGGCTGCTAATAAACTCTTTGAGGATCTACGTAAGAACCCTAATTCAAAGAACCTCCCGGCTGAACTTAATACCCCAGAGGTTGCGGCTAGAGTCGGCGGCATGCTGAAAGCCTACGACCACCAAATAGTTGCCGATGCAGTCCAGTTACGGACAGTGATTACAAACAAACTTATCCTTTTGGCGGACTGTGGGGATACCAAGTACGAACTCAAGGCTCTAGAACTGCTTGGCAAGATTCAGGATGTGGGTCTCTTTTCAGAAAAATCCGAGGTCACGGTTATCCATAAGACTACCGAGGATCTGGAGGAGGCTATTCGGAACAAAGTCCGCCGCCTAATTCACAGCAATACGATAGACGTAGAGCCACTGGTGGACGACTTGGAAGCCGAACTGGGTGTTAAAGAAATAGAAGCACCAAAAGAAGGGGAGCCGGATGCAAGCACCGACCCTGTCTGAACTCCAAGCCCTCCTGCAAATCCTGCCGCAACTCCCAGACGGGGAAAAGCGCAAGGTCTATCAGCAGTTAGAGGCTTATGAGCGCATGCAAGAGCAGGAAAAGGCTCGCAAAAACTTCATGGAGTTCGTTAAAAAGGTGTGGCCTACGTTTATTGGGGGCAGGCACCACTCCAGAATGGCCCGGGCGTTTGAGCGGGTTGCTAATGGGGAACTAAAACGGCTGATTATCAACATGCCACCCCGGCACACTAAGTCTGAGTTTGCTTCCTATCTGCTCCCGGCTTGGTTCCTAGGGAACTACCCGCATAAAAAAGTCATTCAGACCAGCCATACGGCAGAACTTGCCGTGGGATTCGGTAGAAAGGTGCGAAATCTTGTCGATCAAGAAGGCTATAAAGCAGTATTTTCTGGGGTTGAGTTACAAGCGGACTCTAAGGCTGCTGGCAGGTGGGCGACTAACGCTGGTGGAGACTATTTTGCTATCGGTGTGGGAGGCGCTGTCACGGGTAAAGGCGCGGATCTCCTCATTATTGACGACCCTCACTCGGAACAAGAAGCCGCCTTGGCGGAAGTAAACCCAGATATTTACGATAAGACCTACGAGTGGTACACATCCGGGCCACGGCAGCGTCTCCAGCCGGGGGGTGCCATAGTTATAGTGATGACGCGGTGGAGTAAGCGGGATCTGACGGGTCAGGTGCTCAAGTCCAGTGCCCAACGGGGTGGGGATGAGTGGGAAGTCATTGAGTTTCCGGCCCTTTTGCCGTCTGGCAACCCACTTTGGCCTGAGTTTTGGTCACTAAAAGAACTTTCTGCACTAAAAGAAGAACTTCCCAACAGCAAATGGCAGGCCCAGTACCAGCAAAACCCCGTTTCAGAGAGTTCAGCCATAGTTAAGCGGGAATGGTGGCAGATTTGGGAGGACGAAGACCCGCCACACTGTGACTTTGTCCTTCAAGCATGGGATACGGCCTTTGAGAAGAGCCAGCGCTCCGACTATTCGGCACTAACTACTTGGGGGGTGTTTTACCACCCAGATGACACCGGGTTGTCGCAGGCAAACATCATACTTTTGAACGCTTTTAGGGAGCGCATGGAGTTCCCAAGGCTCAAACAAGTGGCTATTGAGCAATACAAAGACTGGGATCCAGACTCAGTAATCATAGAGAAAAAGGCTTCTGGGGCACCTCTAATATATGAGATGCGGGCAATGGGCATCCCCGTGCAAGAGTTCACGCCCAGTAAAGGTAACGACAAGATCAGCCGTTTGAACGCTGTTTCAGACCTATTTGCTAGTGGTAGAGTATGGACGCCAAACGCCCAATGGGCTGAAGAAGTAATTGATGAGGTTGCAAGTTTCCCGGCGGGCGAGCATGATGACTATGTGGACAGCGTGTCCCTTGCGTTGATGAGATTCCGTAAGGGTGGGTACATACGCACTAATTTAGATGAGCCTGAAGAGATCCCGCAGTTCAAAAGGCACTTCGAAGGCTATTACTAAGGACAGAATATGGCAATTGACAAAGCACTAGGGCAAGCCCCGCTGGGTTTAAATGATCAAGTAATACCGCCACCAGATGATATGTTTTCTGGGATTGAGATAGAGATCGAAGACCCCGAGGCCGTCCGTATAGGAATCGATGGACAGCCCATCCTAGAAATTGAGGAAGTAGAGGTTGAGGATGACTTCAACGCTAACCTCGCCGAGGACATGGAAGACGGGGAGTTGACCGAACTGTGCGGTGACTTACTTGGTGAGTTTGAAGAAGATCTGTCCAGCCGCAAAGACTGGATGCAGACTTATGTAGATGGCCTAGAGTTGTTGGGCTTAAAGATTGAAGAGCGCACAGAGCCTTGGCCCGGTGCTTGTGGTGTATACCACCCACTATTAAGTGAGGCGCTAGTTAAGTTCCAAGCCGAGACCATTATGGAGACCTTCCCATCGGGAGGCCCAGTCAAGACCCAGATCATCGGTAAAGAAACACCAGAGAAAAAAGAAGCCGCTATTCGTGTCAAAGATGACATGAACTATCAGTTAACCGAAGTCATGGTGGAGTACCGGCCTGAGCATGAGCGTATGTTGTGGGGCTTGGGGTTAGCGGGTAATGCGTTCAAGAAGGTCTACTACGACCCATCGCTTGAGCGTCAGGTATCTCTGTTTGTTCCCGCCGAGGACGTTGTGGTGCCGTATGGGGCGTCAAACATCCAGACCTCAGAGCGTGTCACACACGTCATGCGCAAAACAGAAAACGAACTGCGCAAGTTACAAGTGGCAGGCTTTTATCGTGACGTAGAACTTGGTGATCCAGTTGACTCATTCGACGAGGTTGAGAAGAAAATTGCTGAGAAGATGGGCTTCCGTGCCTCATCTGACGACAGGTACAAGATCCTTGAGATGCATGTTGATATGGATCTTCCCGGCTATGAGGACAAAGACGAGGATGGTGAGCCGACGGGTATTGCATTGCCTTACGTTGTCACTATCGAGAAAGGCACACAGACCGTTCTAGCAATCCGACGCAACTGGAACCCAGACGATGATACTAAACAAAAGCGCAATCACTTTGTCCATTATTCATACATCCCGGGATTTGGTTTCTACGCTTTTGGTCTTATCCATCTCATTGGCGCTTTTGCCAAGTCTGGTACTTCTCTTATTCGCCAACTTGTTGACGCGGGTACTCTCTCGAATCTCCCCGGAGGATTCAAAACTAAAGGTCTTCGGGTTAAGGGAGATGACACGCCAATCGCTCCGGCGGAATTCCGTGATGTAGATGTAGCCTCTGGCACCATTAAAGATAACATCATGACGCTCCCATATAAGGAGCCGAGTCAGGTGTTGTATACCCTATTGGGCACCATCGTTGAAGAAGGTCGTAGATTCGCTAGTGCAGCGGATCTGAAGGTATCCGACATGAGTGCCCAGTCTCCTGTTGGTACAACGCTGGCTATATTAGAGCGGACGTTGAAGGTGATGAGTGCTGTTCAGGCACGCATTCACTATTCGATGAAGCAAGAGTTCAAACTCTTAAAGACCATAATCCGTGACTACACCCCCGAGTCATATTCTTATGAGCCGGTAGAAGGCCCACCACGGGCTAAGCAGTCAGACTATGATGACGTGGATGTAATACCGGTCAGTGACCCCAACGCGGCAACCATGTCGCAGAAGGTTGTTCAGTATCAGGCGGTTATGCAGTTAGCGGCTCAAGCCCCGCAGTTATATGACCTGCCCTATTTGCATCGGCAGATGCTAGAAGTATTGGGTATTAAGAACGCTGCTAAGTTAGTACCAATGCAAGACGATCAAAAACCCAGAGACCCAGTCTCAGAAAATATGGATGTGATCAAAGGCAAGCCACTCAAGGCTTTTGCTTATCAGGATCACGAAGCCCATATCACAACCCACCAGACATTTATGCAGGATCCAATGACTGCGCAGATGATTGGTCAAAACCCGATGGCGCAACAGATGATGGGAGCACTACAAGCCCATATCGCCGAGCACTTTGGGTACATGTATCGCAATAAAATTGAGCAACAGGTTGGGGCGCCCATACCGACGTTTGAGGATGAGGATAAGCCGATTCCAGAGGATGTTGAGTTTGCCTTATCTCGCTTGGTAGCCCAAGCATCCCAGCAATTGCTCCAACAAAACCAAGCCGCTGCTGCACAACAGCAGGCACAACAGGTCGCACAAGACCCCATCATTCAGATGCAAATGCAGGAACTTGAACTTAAAGGTCAAGACTTACAGCGCAAAGCACTTAAAGATAAGACGGACGCTAAACTTAAGTCGCAGCAACAAGAGATCGAACGACAAAGAATTCAATCTCAAGAGAAAATTGCTGAGGCTAATGCAATGATAAAAGCCGCCGCCGACGATGAAAATCTTAAAGTCAGGCAGGGGGAGATAATTACCCGTGCCGCTGCTGATGACGAGAGAATCAAACTGGAGAGGGACAAAGAACTTCTTCGGCTTCGTAGTAAATCCTAACCATAAGGAGAGTAAATGAGTAATGACTTACTCAAGTATCTTTCAGACAAGATACGAGAGGAAATGAAGGTAATCGAGCAGGACGCTGTTTTAGGTAAGGCCAAAGATTTTGGGGCGTATCAATACGCCTGTGGCATTTACCGTGGCTTACTGATCGCAAACAATATTCTTATTGAAACAAAGGAAAGGATGGAAAAAGACGATGACTGAACTCGCCATCGCTACAGAAGAAGGTGAAGTAAGTACTCTGCCAGACACAGACGAACGCAAAGCCAAGCAGTTACCGGATCCCTCGGGATACCGCATTTTGTGTGGAATTCCCAACATTGAGGAGCAGTATGAAAGCGGGATTCTTAAATCTGACCTAACTCTCCAGCACGAAGAACTGCTAACTACAGTCCTTTTTGTCGTGAAGATGGGGCCGGATTGCTATAAGGACGCCGCAAGGTTCCCAAGTGGGCCTTGGTGTAAGGAAGGGGACTTTATTCTCGTGCGCCCCCACGCAGGCACACGGCTAAAGATTCATGGTCGTGAGTTCCGCATCATCAACGACGATTCCGTGGAGGGTGTAGTTGAAGACCCCCGTGGCATCTCTCGCAAATAGGAGTAAGACATGCCATTACCAAAAGAAGCAGAAGGCAAGCCTGAGTTTGAGTTTGAAATAGAAGGCGAAGATCAGGGTAAACCCGTAGAAAATGAAGTAGAGGCTAAGGGAAAACCCGAAGTTGACATCGAAATTGAAGACGACACGCCCGAGGAAGATCGGGGTAGGACACCCCTTCCCAAGGAAATTGTCGAAGAATTAGAGGCAGACGAGTTAGAGGACTACTCTGACAAAGTAAAGATTCGTCTGAAGCAAATGAAAAAGGTTTGGCACGATGAGCGCCGAGCCAAAGAGGCCGCTTACCGTGAGCAGCAAGAGGCTATTACCCTTGCTCAAAGGGCAATCGAAGAAAATAAACGCCTGAAATCTAGGTTAACTGAAGGGGAAAAATCCTTCATAGACACGGCAAAAAGCGCTGCTGAACTTGAGATGGAGATGGCTAAACGTGCCTATAAAGAGGCATATGAGGCCGGAGATTCTGACAAGGTAGTGGATGCGCAGGAGCAGTTAGCCGCCGTTAACTACAAACTCCAGCAGATAAAAAACTACAGGCCCTCTTTACAAAATCAAGAAATTGCTGTAAATAGTCCCCAAGAGCAAGTCCCAGTATCTAGACCAGATCCAAAAGCGAGTTCGTGGCAAGAGCGAAATCCTTGGTTCGGTAGAGACAGACTGATGACGAGTTTGGCATTAGGACTGCATGAGGATTTGGTTGCACAACATGGTCAGGCGTATGCAACGACTGACGAGTATTACCAGCGTATTGACAAAACAATACGTGACAAATTTCCCGAGAATTTCGGGGATGAGATTAAAACGACTAACGGGGGCGGCAAGCCCGTTACGCGCACCGAACGACCTGCCACAGTAGTTGCTCCGGCATCGCGTAGCACATCCTCCAAAAAGATAGTGCTTAAGCAGTCGCAGTTAATGATTGCTAAGAAGTTAGGTTTAACCCCCGAGCAGTACGCCCGGGAATTTGCGAAGACACAGGAGAACTAAAATGGCAGAAAACAGACTTGCACGCGAACTTGAAAATCGATCAACCGTAGAGCGCCCCAAGGCTTGGGCACCCGCTTCAGCATTACCGGAGCCGGATAAACAGCCGGGATACGCCTACCGTTGGATTCGAGTTGCCTCACAAGGGCAGGCCGATCCCAAGAACACATCTTCGAAGATGCGTGAAGGATGGGAACCTGTTCGGATTGAAGAGCAACCTAAGTTCCAGATGTTAACTGACCCCAATAGTCGCTTTAAGGACAATATTGAGGTTGCCGGACTGTTACTCTGCAAGATCCCTGTTGAGTTTATGGAACAGCGTAAGGCTTATTACGCCAAGGCCACAAAGGACAACATGGAAGCCGTAGATAACACGTTCATGAGAGAGAACGATCCGAGGATGCCGCTCTTTAAAGAGCGTTCTTCCAAAACGTCGTTCGGTAAAGGTAAATAACTTTTAACGAGGCTTAAAAATGGCATATCCCACCGTATCAGGCCCTTACGGGCTTATCCCGATCAATTTGATCGGCGGTCAGGTGTTTGCTGGTGCTACTCGTCAAATCCCCATCGGTTCCGGTGAGACAACCGCTATTTTCTTTGGCGACGTTGTTAACCTGAACTCCGATGGTAATGTGACGAAACTGACCACCACGGACTCTGGCTCTGTAGTTGGTGTTTTCCTTGGTTGCACCTATGTCGATCCGACACTTGGTCTGACCTTCCGTCAGTCTTACCCCGGCGGTCTAACAAACTCCACGATGTCTGCATACGTGCAGGACGATCCGGACGCTTTGTTTAAAGCCGCAGTGTGTGACACTGGCACCACAACCATCAGTTTCTTAAACCGTACTGATGTCAACCGTAACGCTGCTTTGGTTCAGAACACCGGTTCTACGACCACAGGTAACTCGGCTGTAGCCATCAATGATGCTACTAACACCACGACGACCCTGCCTGTTCGTATTATCGACGTTGTGCCTGAGACAGCAATCGCTGGTTATCCCGGTTCTTACACGGAAGTAATCGTGAAGTGGAACTTTGGTGTGCACCGGTATTACAACGCCACTGGCGTATAAGGAGCATATTAAATGGCTATTTCTCGTGCACAACTACTGAAGGAACTCCTCCCGGGATTGAACGCATTGTTCGGTCTTGAGTATGCTCGCTATGGCGAAGAGCATAAAGAGATTTTCGAAACCGAGACCTCTGAGCGTTCCTTCGAAGAAGAAACAAAACTGTCTGGCTTCTCAGCCGCTCCTGTCAAAAACGAAGGTTCTGCCATCGCTTATGACAACGGACAAGAGGCATGGACTGCTCGCTATAACCATGAAACCATTGCTCTTGGCTTCTCGCTGACGGAAGAGGCAATTGAGGACAACCTCTATGACTCCCTGTCCAGCCGGTACACCAAGGCTTTGGCCCGTGCTATGGCTTACACCAAGCAGACTAAGGCTGCTGCGGTTCTGAACAACGGCTTTGACACCAACTATGACGGTGGCGATGGCGTTGAGTTGTTCTCGACTGCTCACCCCCTAGTTTCTGGTGGCACCAACAGCAACGAACCCGCAACTCCTGCTGACCTTTCTGAGACCTCCCTTGAGGCCGCTGTTATTCAGATCGCTGCTTGGACGGATGAGCGTGGCCTGCTGATTGCTGCAAAGCCGCGTAAACTGATCGTTGCTCCTTCCAACATGTTCGTTGCGACTCGTATTCTTGAGACGGAACTGCGTGTTGCTACGGCTGACAACGACATCAACGCTCTGAAGAGCAATGGTTCGATCCCAGAGGGTTACACTGTTAACCACTTCTTGACCGACCCAGATGCTTGGTTCTTGACGACTGACGTTCCTAACGGTCTGAAGCACTTTGTTCGTACCCCGATGGCAACATCGATGGACGGCGACTTCGACACCGGTAACGTTCGTTACAAGGCTCGTGAGCGTTATTCGTTCGGCTGGTCTGATCCGCTAGGCGTCTTTGGTTCACCGGGCGCTTAAGTTGTAGGAGGGGGGTTGCAAAACCCCCCTTTTGTTGTATTCTCTGGGTACTAGGAATTTTTACCGGCACAGACTGACCTAGCAGACTTTGTAGAGACTGTGCTGGGATGTGCTACAACACAAAGGAACTATTATGGCAATTACTACTTTTTCTGGCCCAGTTGCTTCTCAAAATGGGTTTCAAGGCAGTATCGCTGGATTTATTACTCCTCCCGCTTATACACTCGCCACTCTTCCAACCAACGCTAGTTACACAAACGGTACGATGATTTACGTGTCGGATGCTACAAACGTAGGGGCTGGTACTGGAACAATTTGCTTTAATGATGGCACTGACTGGATTGATATTAGTACCGGTTTGGCTGTTGTTTAATAGGAGGCTGACATGGCTTCCATGCAATATGATGTATTTGGCACAAAGCCGTTAACTGCTACTGGTAACTTTAAAGACCAGAACAATAACGACATTAATCGGACTCGTATTAAGACCGTGTAT